CTTTGGGTTTTGCTACTTTGTTAGGCGGCGTTTCGGCTGGACTTCCAGTTGCAATACCTGGTAAAATTGCGGCATCATTTTCTGTAAATGCTCCTTTAATTCAAGGTATTGTTGTTAGAGATATATTGGGAAGCATGGCTATGATGAGATTAACTTATAATTTTCATAAACATCCTGCACCCAAAGGAATTACTGGTTTACCTATTAAACCAATGTTATAATGGAGAAATTGAATGTCTAGTATTTTTGGAAGATTAAATTTTAATTTTGATGATTCTAAGTTTGGAAGCTCACTATATTTGCCTGATGAAACAAAAGAATATTTGAACACTGCACCGACAGAATTACAAACGTGGCAGATAAATGATATTGCAAATGGCAACATTCAGATGACTGACTACTATCAAAATCCGGTTATTAATGTTACCAATCAGCTAAAAAATAATGTCATAACTCTACAATCTGTAATATCAACAATTGAGTTTTATGATTATGTGGTGGATTCAGCTAATTTGATTTCTGGGTTAGCTAACTTAGTAATTCAAATTGAAGAATTTAAGAAGCATACAGATAATGTATGTGGAGCAAATTCTGCTTTTTCCACCACAAATGAAAGCGGAACTGACGCAGCAAACTATCCTGATTATGACCTTGCTGTTAATCTGGGACAACAACTTTTACTTTTAACTAATACATCGGATGGTGTTCAAAATGCAACTCCTCTTTTAGGTAGTATGACAAGTTTATTTGTTGGTGACGATATTAGTTCAAATTCTACTACTTTACAAAATGACCGTTTCACAGTGAACAATAGCTTGAGACTTGTTACCGTAGGAGATTCGTCAAATATTTACTGTAATCTAACATCAACCCAAATGAATACTCTAATAAGTCATGTTACAACCGCCAATACTCTTTTGGGTGGCAGGAGAGAACATGATTGGAACTTTTTCAGAACTGGTTTACAAGTAATGGACGACTATTATAAAGTTGATAAGTTAACGAGATTAGGTAACACACAAACATACCTTGTGACGAATTTAATTGGAACCGACAAATATAAAAATAATATATCGGCAAACACATAATAAATAGACCATGGCCACAATAGTTTCAAAAGTCACTAGAAAATATAAAGACTTGGATTTGTCTTTTAATATGCATCCTGTAAAGAAGGATGTAAATAAACATATCGATGAAATGGCCGTTATTAATTCTGTAAAAAATCTTATTTCCACTTCTCGATATGAAAGACCATTTCAACCATTAATAGGTTCAGGAGTTCGTGCCCTACTTTTTGAACAAATGGATGCCATTACGGCTACAGTGTTACAGAGGGAAATTAAACAGACGCTGGAAAATTTTGAACCTAGAGTTGTTATCCGAGAAATTTCTGTGTCTCCGGATTTTGAAAGAAATGCATTCAGTGTTGGTATGACATTTTTTATAATTAATAAAACAGAACCAATAACAATACAATTTTACTTACAACGAGACAGATAAAGATGGCTGACCGTTTAACTGTTACTGAGTTAGATTTCGACTCAATAAAAACAAATCTAAAAGAATATCTCAGACAACAAACAGAATTTCAAGACTATGATTTTGAAGGTTCTGGTTTGAGTGTCTTGTTGGATATTCTCGCATATAATACACATTATAATGCATATTATCTTAACATGGTGGCCAATGAATCTTTCATGGATTCATCTGTTCTCAGAAATTCTGTTGTTTCTCATGCAAAAAAAGTTGGTTATACTCCTCGCTCCGCTTCTACACCTAGAGCAGTTGTTAACGTTACTGTACAAACAAATAATTCAACCCCAGGTTCTTTGACAATACCTAAGGGTTATTCATTTTTATCCTCACAAATAGAAGGCAATCCTTATAGATTTGTTACATTAGGGGCGCACACAACAACAAAAACAGGAAATAATTTTGTTTTCACGAATATTCCGATATATGAAGGACAATTTGCAACTTATTCTTATACGAACAGTTATATTAATAATCCAAATCAATTGTTTACTATTCCTGATGCCAATGTAGACACCAATACTTTAAAAATTAGTGTTCAACAATCATCATCAAATAGCCAAATTATAGTTTACAACAAGGCCACAGAAGTCCTAAATCTTTCTTCAAGTTCTACAGTTTATTATTTGCAAGAAGGTAAAAATGGAAGATATGATGTTTATTTTGGTGATAATATAATCAGCAAAAAAATACCTGATGGTGGAATAGTTAATATGGAATATTTGATAACTAATGCAGAAGTTGCAAATAGAGCAAATAATTTTATATCGACTTCTGCTATTGGAGGTTTTTCTACAATAACAATTGATTCTATTTCACCAGCTTCCGGTGGTACGCCAAGAGAAAGTGTTGACGCAATTAAATTTGCTGCACCTCTGAGTTTATTGTCGCAGAATCGTGCTGTCACTAAAAATGATTATATAAAATTAATACAACAAAAATATCCTGCATTCGAAGCAGTCAACGTTTGGGGTGGTGAAGAAAATGACCCACCCATTTACGGCAAAGTTTTCGTTTCTGCAAAACCAAAGTTAGGCTTTGAAGTAACAGATACCGAAAAAGAATTTGTTAAGAACTCCATTTTGAAACCCATGAGTATTTTAACAGTTACACCCGAAATAGTTGATATAGATTACAACTATTTGAAAGTAAACTCTACCGTGTTCTATGAAAGAAATAAGTCAAATCTTTCAGACTCAGAATTAAAAGCAGGTTTAAAAACAGTTATTGAGAATTATTGTGCGACAAATTTAAATAAATTCAATTCATATTTTAAATATTCCGGTTTGAAAGCAACAGTCGATAATTATAATTCAGCTATTGTTTCAAATGAAATTGAATTATTTGTGGCTAAAAAGTTTAGACCAGCTTTAAATCAATCAGATAGTTATATTTTGGATTTTGGTTTCGAGTTGAATCGCGGAACAACGAGCGATAATTTTTACTCATCACCAGACTTTACAGTTATTGATGAGGAAGGTGTTTCTCGAAAATGTTTCTTTGAAGAAATCCCTTCTTCATTTACTGGTTTAGAATCAGTAACAATTACAAATCCCGGCTTTGGTTATACTTCAACACCTACTGTTACGATTGTAGGAGATGGCGCTGGTGCGACAGCAAGAGCAGTTATCGTCAATGGAAAATTATCTAAGGTTGAAGTATTGACGCCTGGAGTTGGTTATACCACGGCAGCAATTCAAATTACTGGTGGTGGAGGAAGTTTAGCCGCAGCTTCTGCGGTTCTTGAAGGAAGATACGGAAAGATTAGAATTTCATATTATAAAACGGATGAAATTAGCAGTCAGAGTACAAAAATTGTTATCAACAAAAATAGAAATGAAGGTATTGTTGGTACGATTGATTATCTATTAGGTAAAATTACAATCAATAATTTCCAACCAACTTCAGTAAATAATTCTTTCGGTGATATTATGGTTCATATAAGACCAAAAATTAGTATCATTCAATCTAAATTAAATAAAATGCTTGTTTTGGATGCGGAAGACCCTACAAGTATAACTATTAAAACTGTTATTATCTGATGGAAAACGTTCTATTATCAAGTATAGTTTCTAATCAGTTACCTGATTTCGTCAGAAGTGATTACCCAAAATTCGTCACTTTTCTGGAAAAATATTATGAATGGTTGGAACAAATCAATCGCGTTTCATATGGGCTTAATGCTTTAAAGAATTCATATGATATTGACTACTCAGATAGTTATTATCTAGAACTATTAAAAAAAGATTTATTGCCTTATTTTCCGGTTGAAATACAAGCCGATAAGAGACTTTTTTTAAAATTAGCAACAAATCTTTATAAGGCGAAAGGCACTGAGAACTCAATTAAGTTTCTTTTCAGGGCGTTGTACAATGATGAAATTGAAATCTATTTGCCTAAAGAAGATATTCTAAGAGCATCAGATGGTAAATGGACTTTGCCTCTTGCTCTACGTATTGATACTAATGACAACAACATTTTCAATATTGCTAACACTCTCATTGTCGGACAGATTTCTAAAGCAACCGCAGTTGTTGAAAAAGTTGTTCGTTCTGTTGACCGTCAATTGGGTATTTCTTACATTGAAGCATACGTTTCAAATGTTGATAGATTATTCGAAACTGGTGAAACGATTTCTTCTACTTACGTTGATTCAACAACTGGACTAGAAGTAACTGTTACTGGTCGATTAATCGGTTCACTTTCAGAAATAAAAATTGTACCTACCTCTAGAGGTCTGTTTTATAATGGTTATGACCCAGACACCAATTATGACGGTGACCCAGTAAGTATTGTCGGTGGTTTGAACCCAACTGCAAACAATCCTATTGGTGCCGTAGCATACGTTGGTGAAACTACGAAAGGTGGTATTACTGATATATTGGTCGTTAAAAGTGGTTTTGGTTTCAGAGACCCCGCAATCAACAACAATTCCTCAATTGTTGATTTCAAAGGTGGTTTTGAAAATGCACCTCTAGGCTCTGAAGCAAAAGCAAACATTTCACTTTTAGATACATCGGTAGCGAGAACTATCAATCTTTCTAACATGTCGGTTTCGACACTTGACGGTTTATTTGCTAATATTTCTGTAATAGAATCTAATACAATTAGTTCTATCTCGACATATCAACCATTCACTGTATATCCAATTTCATTTGTTCTAATTGAAGGTTCTGGCGGCGGATATAGAACAAAACCCACAGTAGAAACGTATAGTCTTTACAATGAAGATTTGCCAGATAGTTTAATTGCATCTTCATTAACAATCGCTAAAGGCTCAAATAGAATATCTTCAGCATTGGTGGACTTTACTGTTTCATTAGAAGCTGGTAATTATGTTCGGTTATTCATTAATAACAAGTATGAAGAAGTAAAAGAAATAACTTATGTAGATACTAACAACGTATATTTTGCTGATAACTTCCAAAATGACAAAACAAATGTCAGTTTGTTCAAAATAAACAGAAACGATTTATACAAGATTGGTTCAATTGGTAGAATAAACATCAATAATGGCGGTGATGGATATTCAAACGGAGACATATTAATATTTACTGGTGGTTCTGGTTATGGTGCTAACGGTTATGTTAACGTTGGTGTTGGTGGTGTAATTACAACTGTAACAATAAACAATCATTCAACTGGTGCTTATATTATTGGTGGTGAAGGTTATGATGCCAACAGTTTACCAGCAATTACTATTCAATCTGTTTCTGGTGCAAATGCAAACTTAACAGTATCGGAAATAGTTGGTGATGGAGAACAATATGGTTTAACTACGTCAAGAATTGGTGCAATTACTTCTTTACGTATTGTTAGCTATGGTTATGATTATGTCTCCTCTCCTATTATTTCTCTGAGAAATGCAGATTTGTCAACAACTGCAATTACTGAGGGTCAACTATTTGTTTCTAATACCGCAGTTTATCAAGGTACTTCAAATACTAATTTTACCTTCAAAGCTTTTGTTGATAGTTATGATAGTGATACTGGTCTTTTGAGAGTTTATGATTATAAAGGTACAATAGACACAACTAAGTTGTTGAAATCGGATAACGTTACAACAACAAATGCAATAACTGCAACAGTTACTTCATCAATATTCTATGGTGACGGAAATGCAAAAGCAAACGCCAAATTCGAAAACGGATTGATTCGTTATCCAGGAATTTATTTAAATACAGATGGTCACGTAAGCTCGGATAAGAAACTACAAGACGGTGAGAAATATCACAACTTCTCTTATGTGATTAAAACAAAAACGGATTATGCCAAGTTTAAGTCTGCACTGAATGATATTTCTCACCCAATAGGAACCAAAACTTTTGTCGTTAAAACGGATACTAATGAAGAAGATATTGCAATATCAAACAACACTTATTTCATAACCATAAATGATTCAATCGATACGTTCAACATTGCGTTTAATTCGAACACGGTTGTCTCAACAAATGCAACGGCTAATTTGATATCGAGTGTTAATGTTGGTGATACGATTGTTCTTTCTAACGTACATAAAACTTTGCAAAATACAGTTAATGTTCTTTCTGGCTCAAATGTATTGTTTGGTCATGCAAATAGCGTCAATTTTATTAATGACTTGCAGGAAGGCGATACGATTTATTTGTCGACCGGTAATACCACAACAATTAAGACCGTTACGAATTCGTCATATGCTATTATGAATACGATAATTAATGTTACATCAACAAGTGCTACGGTAAATGTTGTTTATTCTGAAATTGCGGCCGCAACTTCAGTTAATGCGAATACCATTATAACAAATACAAGATTTAAGGCTAATGGTAATAATTTGACTGCAATCATCCAAAAAGTTAGATAAATAAAAATATGTCAGCACTTATTACTAAAAATTTTAAGATTTTATTGGCCAAACAAGTTTATAACTTGATGGAAATCGGAGCCAACTCATATCTACCTACCGAAAGAAAATCTTTTGTTTATGCTTTTTTGGGCAAACAATTACCATGGAACTCTGGTACCGAAATTCCAGGAACTCCACTAGAAACTGTTAATGCTTTTAACGATTATTTCAAAAGAGGCATATTTGCAAAACAAGTTTCATTGGAAAACTGTTCTCTGGTTGCACCCAGAATTAACTGGTCCTCAAATACTGTTTATAACACATATGAAGCAAATACAAATTTTTACGTGTTAAATTCGAAAGACCAAGTTTTCAAGTGTCTTGCTAACAATTTTAGCTCATCATCAACTTCGGAACCAGAACTTTCACTGTCAACAACTTCACTTGAAGAACCTTACGTAGAAACTGCTGACGGGTACAAGTGGAAATATATGATGACTCTTACATCTCAGCAAAAACAAAAGTTTTTGACTTCTGAATGGATGCCTGTTGTTTACAATAAATTCGTCCGAGCGGCCGCTGAACCAGGCTCTATAGACATTGTAAATGTTATAAATTCTGGTAACAACTATACAGATGGAACAACACAATCAATTATAACTATTGATGGTGATGGAACTGGAGCAATATTAAAAGCAAACGTTTTTGGTGGGCAAGTACAAGATATTGTTATTCAAAGTAGAGGCAATTATTACACTTATGCCAATTTGACATTTACAGATGTTACAGGTGGAACTGGCGCTGGAGCGGCCGCAACAGTATCGATTGCACCACATGACGGACATGGTTATGACCCAGTTTATGAATTGGGTGCAAGCACCGTCATGTTTAACGTTGAGTTTGATGGTGAAGAAGGTGGAGTAATTCCTGTAGATAATGATTTTAGAGAAATTGTTTTGGTTCAAAACCCATACTTGAACGGAACAACAACTCTAGCCAGTGCTAATGGTTACAGTCTTTACACTAAAGTAAAAGTTTCACCTGGTATTGGTGATTTTAATTCTGACGAAATAATTTTTCAGGGAGCCACTTTTTCAGAGGCAACTTTTACTGGAGAAGTTATATCTTTTGACACCGTTGAAAATTTTCTATACTTGAACAACGTTCGCGGAACAATAGCCACCAATCAAGCTATTAAAGGATTCTCGACCGGTTCTATTCGTGTTGTTAACAGTGTTACACAACCAACACTTGATTTATACTCCGGTAAAGTATTATACATAGCTGATAAACTACCAATAACAAGAGATATTGACCAGACGGAACGAATCCGTTTCATACTGAGTTTCTAAGAGGAATAAATGACAACTCTATTCAATTACGACCCATACTACGATGACTTCGATGAAGATAAAAACTTCATGCGTGTTTTGTTTCGTCCAGGTTATTCAGTTCAAGCAAGAGAACTGACACAATTACAGACAATTCTCTCAAATCAAATTGAGAAATTTGGTAATCACATTTTTAAAAGCGGTAGCCCAATCGTCGGTGGTAAAGTATCTCTAGACAGAAAAGCTAATTACATATTGTTGCAAACACAATATGGTGGTACTGATATTGATGCCACACAATTTTTAAATAAGACAATTGTTTCTTTCGGTAGCGGCAAAAATGTAAGGGCAAAAGTTATTGCAATTGACACTACAGACTCAACAACTCCTGCACTTATTATCAAATATTTGAGTGGTGATAAATTTGCTGAATCTGAAGATGTAAGAGTTTATGGTGAAGATATTTTCGCCACGTTGAGAGCAACAAACGCAACAGGAGGTTCATTTGTTGCAAGCATACAAGAAGGTGTTTATTACTTTAAAGGTCAATTTGTAAAAGTAGTTCCTCAATTCTTGTTGATTGAATTGTTCTATAGAATTGGGAATAGTTCTACTATAAATGCGAAACCATCTTTCAAAATTGGTATTGAATTTGACGAAAACATCGTGGATGAAGTTGATGATACTTCTTTATTGGACCCAGCACAAGGCTCTTTTAATTATCAAGCTCCTGGTGCAAACAGATTCAAAATCAATACAAACCTTTCAAAAAGAACAGTTGATTCATCTGACGTTTCAACTTTCTTTGAAATTATTCGACTAGTTGAAGATGAGGTAATTAAAGAAATTGATTATCCAATCTACAGCGAAATCGAAAAGACACTGGCTCGCAGAACTTACGATGAATCCGGTAATTATACCGTTGACCCATTTGTAATTTCACTTGAAGAAGGTGACACTGCAAACGGAAAGTTTAGTGTTGTTTTGGACCCAGGCAAGGCTTACGTTGGTGGTTATGAATTTCAAACAATTGCACCAACGACAATAAGTGTAGATAGAGCTAGAGAAGTTGCAAATGTAAACGATTATGATTTGTCAACAAACTATGAGTCTAGTGTAGTTTTAGCCAATGTTCGTGGCACTTTGGATATTTCGACATATCCACAACTAGATATTCACTGCGTACCTCATGCAAGCATTTCATTAACCACAGGACCTGCGTATAACTCCACAAAAATTGGAACCGTTTATACGCATATGATTCGTTACAACGATTCAACAAATTCTGCAAACGGCAATTCACACACGTTCACAACATATACTTTCGGTGCAAATAATACTCCTATAACTGGAACTTTA